CCCACAACTAACCCACCGGGAGGGGCCGCACATGCTGCCACATGAGACACACGATGCGTTCCACGATGCGCTCGCAGAGGGTGCATACGATATCGCCCAGCGGATGATTGACAATACCGAGCAATGCAACTGCCGGGTCTGCCAAGAGGATGCCGCGTGGATGCGGCGCCGTCTGGCTGTGGTGAAGTTGGCATGCACCCGCCCACCAACACGGCCGCTGGAGGGTGTCGCGGAGATCCGGTCGTGAAGGGCAGCGCCGACGAGTACCGGACCCCCCGCCCGTTCTTCGACGGGCTGGACGCTGAGCTTCACTTCACGATTGACGTGGCCGCCACGGTCCAGAACACCCTCTGCACCGACTATCTGTGCCCCGCGGAGAACGCGCTCAAGCGCGACTGGGGCCCGTCTGGCGGCGTGGCATGGTGTAACCCCCCCTACTCCCCCGGCAACATCCCACGGTTCCTACAGGCGGCCTCAGAGCAGCGGCGCCGTGGGGTGACATCCGTGGTGCTTGTGCCCCTCGACCCGGGCCAGAGCTGGACGCAGCATGTGTTCGGGCAGGCCGCGGAGATCCGGGCTATCGTCGGGCGGCTGCGGTTCGACGAGGTCGATGGGACCCCGGCACCGTCATGTGCCACGAAACCGTCTGCACTCATCGTCTATCGACCCTGCTATTTCGGCCCGACCCTCTGTAGCTACATCGAGCGGCGGGTAATCGAGGCGGTGGGATCGGCGGTGGACCGCGGCGAGGAGGGGTCATGCTGAAGAGCGTTGCGGTGATCCTGCTGCGCGTCGGCACCACCGCGGGGCTGCTGCTGTGGCAGCACACCCAGGTTCGCAGCATCGCGCTGACAATTGTGTTGGCGTGTCTATCGGCGGCCGTGGAGCTCAACGCCCTGCTCGCAAAATTGACCGTTGATACCATGCGGCGCCTGCTGGATGAGGCTGCCGAGCACTTGGACGAGATCAACAGGAGGTGATCATGGTGGCACAGACGAGCCTGTTCCACCCTACGCGGGTCAGTTACCTGGTGTACCCGTCCCGGGAGAGCGACCGGCGGGACATGCGCGAGCGGTACGGCACCGACCGGCTGTACGAAGGCGAGCGCGAGGAGTACGCCCGGGCGCAGTTGAGCTTCGCGATCCGCTCCATCCGCATCCCGGCGGTCCTAGTTGAGCGGCTCCCGTCTGGGCGGATTGGTCGGATGATTGTGGAGCAGCCGGCGGGGCGCCGTCATGGATAAGTGCGAACGCCGCGAGCTCGCGGCCCGGATCTACGCCCACATGTTCATGCTGGTGGTCAAGGCGCGTGCGCGGACACTCACTCCCGAGGACCTCGAGGTCTGGAACAGCCCGGCCTGCGAGGCCTACACCGGGCTGGCCGACCGCAACTGTGTCGAGTGTCCCCTTGAGGGCGCAGTCTGTGGTGCCATCCAGACGGCCTACAAGGCTTTCTACAGGGATGAGGACCCAACGCCATACCTCGAGTCCGCCAAACGTCTCCTGCGGCCTGCGCTGCGCGCGTTGATGCAATCTGAGCGTGAGGAGGTCCCGGGGTGAACCACTACAGCCCGTTTGAGAAAGCCTGCTTCTGGACTATGCTGGTGGTGACCGCATGGGTGGTCGCTCTGGCGTTGGCCGAGTGCACAGCCCATATCTCCGGCGCCGACCAGCGGGTAATTGACGCATGGCGCGACCAGTGGCCCGTATCTGACACCCTGGAGATGGTTGAGTAATATGCCCTTCACGAAGCTGGATTCACGCCTGGTATTCTCGTCACTCATGCGCGAGGACGCCGAGACGTTTCGCGTGTTCGTCGTACTGCTGTCCCTGTGTGGGTCGGATGGCATTGCGCCGGTGTCTAAGGACTTCCTCCAGGCCATCACAAAACAACCCTCTGACGTGATCAATAAGTGCCTGCTCCGGCTCTCTTCTCCTGACCCAACAAGCAGAACCCCGGACAACGAAGGGCGTCGGATTCGGAAGGTTCTGGGGGGGTATCTGATCCTCAACTATTGGCACTATCGTGGTACATCTCACAAGGAGGGCGAAGCAGAGAGAAAAAGGCTCGCACGTGCTGCAAAGGGGAAAACGTCCGGACTACGTCCGGACTGCTCTGCTTCTGCTTCTTCTTCTGCTTCTACTTCTGCTTCTAAGAAGGGGGGTGCAGGGGGGGAGAAGGCCGCCACCACCAAGCGTTTTCGTCCGCCCACAGTTGAGGAGGTCGCTGCCTACTGCGAGGAGCGCAACAACGGGATCGACGCCGAGCAGTTCGTGGACCACTACGAGTCAAACGGCTGGCGGGTTGGTGGGAAGGCGCCGATGAAAAACTGGCAGGCAGCGGTGCGGACATGGGAGCGGCGCCTGAAGCGCGACGAGGGGTCTGGCGACCTGTTTATCCACTACCGCAAGCGGGACGGGTCCGATGCTCAACGCTAGGGTTGGCGACTGGGATGGCCTTTGGCGGCAGATACTGCTGTGCTGCGCCCGCAGGGTGCCCGCCGATGTACAGGACGAGTGCCAGCGCGAGCTCGAGGACGCGGGGTGGGACGTGGCGCACGAGGTTCTTAAGACGACGATGGGCATGGACCGTATTCCGTCTAACCTGCTCGGCTGCATACACCGGCTGGTGAGCGAGGAGCGGCGCCGGCGCTACATACGGGGTGTCCAAGGCCCGTCTGACAGACGTGCCGACGATGTGCCAAAATACGATACCCGGCGGGTGGGGTATCTGATGGGCGAAATGCTCGGTGCCATGTACGATGCGGTGCACTTGGGGATCATCACTGTGCGCGTGTCCTCGGTGGGGCGGCCGTTTCCAGCGATAGACGAGTGGTATGCTGCGGGCTGTTCGCCAACATGGAGCGATTACCACGACGAGTTTTTGCTGGGATACTACAAGGCATGGCGCCGCGAGATAGACTACGGAGATGTGGCGTCCGTGACGAACTACCTAGAGGCATGTGTGGTTGCACTCAGAAAACGAATATCCGCTGCCCGACAGGCAGCATAACCAGGAGAGGGGGCCATTATGGCAGACACAGAGATCACCGACATCGAAACGGTGACGCAAGAAACCGGGCTGGCGCCGTTGCAGCCGGGCAGCACCCAGGCGCTCGAGCAGGCCGTCGAGAGTGCCGACAAGTACTTCCAACTGCACGACAGAATTCGCCGGCTGGCGGTGTGCTTGACGAACCCGAACGACTGGATCGACCAGGCCGACCATCCGTATCTGCAGAACACGGGGGCAACCAAAATCTCGAATGCGTTCGGCCTGTCGGTCCGCAACACCCACCAGACGAAGGAAGAGCTGAGCGACGTGGGCGGCGACTACATCATGGTCACCACCGAGGGCGAGGCGGTCTGGAACGGCAGGATACAGCCGCAGGTCGGCACATGCACGAGCCGCGACAAGTTCATCGCGCAGCGCACGAACCCACAGACCAACGAGAAGTATGTACTGCCGCTGTCGGAAATCGACATCACGAACGTGTACAAGAAATCGTTCACCAATTTCTTGAACCGCGCGATCAAATGTGTTCTCGGGCTGTCGTTTACGTGGCAGGAGATCGAAGACGTTAGCGACGGCAAGATCACGAAGGCCGCGTGCACGCACTTCACGTACAACCGCGGTGGCCGGGGCGGGCGGCAGGAGTCGGCGAATGCTGGCGAAGCGCGGACGCGGGTGCGGAAAAAAATCCTCGACCTCGCCGACGGTGAGAGCAACGCCGCGAAAACCATCCTGAAGGATCTCACCACGTTCACCACCAAGGACGGCAAGACCATCCAGGGCAAGACGAATGTCGAGAACTGCAGCGAGAAGCAGCTCGCCGTGGTGGAACGCGAGGTTGACAAGCTGTTGGCCGAACGGGATGCACCGCAGGCGGAAGGGGGCGAGCAGTGATTGATATGGTGCAGGCGGTACTCGATCACAAGGCCCGCGACATCAAGCGCTACCCATGCAAGAGCAACCGGGCCAGCTCGCTCGGCTATTTCGTACCCGTTCTCGGCGGGTGTTTGCGCCGTGGCGTTTATGAGCGCGTGGCCTGGCAGGAGAAGGAGTTGTATACCGCGCAGACGCAGCTCGTGTTCGACGAAGGGCACTACCAAGAGGAGCGCGTCCTGCAGGATCTCGCAGCGGCCGGTGTCAATATCATCGAGCAGCAGACGATGTACGAGTGGCCCGAGTACAACATCACGGGGCACATCGACGGCAAGATCCTCACGGACGGGACCGCGATTCCGCTGGAGATCAAGAGCATGAATCCGAACATCTTCGCCCGTATGCACACGTTCGAGGACTTCGACAAGAAGCCGTGGACGCGGGCATACAAGGCGCAGGGCACCGTCTACATGCTGATGCAGAACTGTGACCGGATGGTGTTTCTGCTGAAAGACAAGAGCAACGGGACCATGCGCCAGATCGAGGTGCCCCTCGATTACGATCTCGGCGAGGCCTGCATCAGAACTGCGCAGACCATCAATGAGCATGTCGAGCGCGAGGAGCTGCCGGAACGCATTGACGACCGCGAGAAGTGCAAGAGCTGTCCGTTCCGGGCGATATGCCTGCCCGACATTGACTTCGGGGTGCCGCTGCGCATCGTGGACGATCCGCAGTTCGAGCGGAAGCTGGACCAGGCGGCAGAGTTGAAAGACGCGGCCGATGAGTACAAACGGCTGTGGGACAAGGTTCGCAGCGAGGCGAAGGCGCAGGCGGGTGACTCGGGCGAGCTCAACATGATGGTCGGCAAGTACGTGTGCACCGGCAAGCCTGACAGTCGCGGCGCTTTTCGCTTCAGCGTGGAGGTGGTGTAATGCTTATCGGCATTGACCCAGGCAAGAGCGGCGGCATTGCCGTGCTGTACGACAGCGGCAAGCTGATCGCCGAGCCTATGCCCGGCACGCTGCGGGACATTTGGTGTGCGGTCAACGAGGAGCGTGCGGTCTACGGTGACGGCGAGCCGTGTTTCGCGGTGATTGAGCGGGTGCATGCCATGCCGAAGCAGGGGGTGGCGTCGACATTCGCATTCGGGCGCGGGGTGGGGCACCTCGAGATGGCACTGACTGCTGCTGGCGTGCCGTATGAGAGCGTGTCGCCGCGCGTCTGGCAGAAGGGCCTCGGCATACAGCCGAAGCCGAAGGCGTGGGGAAAGACGCAGTGGAAGAACCACCTGCGTGAGCATGCGCAGCGACTTTACCCCGAACAGAGAATCACACTGGCAACAGCTGACGCGCTGCTGTTGCTCGAATATGCCCGGCGCACGGTTGTGCGCTGAGAAAGGGGAAGCGGTATGTCGACTCAGAAGAAGCTCACCAAGTGCAAGGCAGCAGTCCGACCCGCAGAGCGGCAGATTCGGACAGCCTTCGAGCCCGGCGACGATGAGTACACAGAGACGGTGCATCGTCTGAAGTTCGTTCGGAGCAACATCACCGAGCTCAACAGCGAGATCGCCAGTCTCAAGGCCGACCTGAAAGAGGACGAGGGTGAGAAGGAGAAGCTGGTGGGAACGCTCATCGACGGCAAGAGCGAGACGGTCGCCTGCCAGGAGCAGTTCATTTCGGAGCGCCACATGGTGCGCGTGGTGCGGTTGGACACCGGCGACGTACTTGAGCAGCGCGAGCCGACCGATGCGGACATGCAGACCGGGGCGTTCGACGAGGAGATCGACATCGAGCTGGAGCAGTGACCACCGGCGGCCAGCAGTACTTCGGCGGCATGGGAGCAGCGGGGTATCACATGCAGAGCGACGACCAGACCAAGGTAAATCTGATTCGTGAGGATGCCGTGAGCCCGTATGCCGACACGAAGGTGGGGCGACTCGAGGCCACCATTGCGGAGCTGCAGCGGCAGATCAAGACGCTGGAGAACCGCAACCGGTTCCTCGAGGAGCTGCTGGAGTCCAGACGGCGCGCGGAGAGTTGACCCATGACCACCCCATTCCCTAGTTTCCGTCCGGGTGTTCCTCCAGAAATGGAGGCAGCCGTGCCATGGACCGTCGAGGCCAATGGAACGGTGAAGATGCGGGGTCACTTTCGTGTGTCAGACCCCAGGAAGCCTGGTAAAACCTACTCGTCAGCACGACAGCACACTACGCAGGTACCCGGTCGTCCCGGAAGTCAGACACACACCGCCCGCGTCGCGCAGCTGTACGCAGAGTGGGTCGCGAAGATGCAGGGCTGTTCTTTGACAGTCTGGACACTCGGAGAAGCAATTGAGGAGTACAAGCGCGACGGCGGCGCCCGAGGAAAGGGCGTGTCCGATAGTGCGAAGTGGTATCTGGAGCACCTGTCGACCTCAGTTGGCACGTTGAAGATCGGCAAGCCATTGCGTCGATGGTGGGATGGTGAATGTGCCCGGCTGCGAAAGGCGAAGAACCAGCACACGGTCAACAAGATGGCGGCAATCCTTCGGGCTGTGCTGCAACACGCCGTGCTGAAGGAGCGCATTGAGACTGTTCCGATTCGCCACTGGGGAATCTCTTCTGTCCCTGCTCGAGACTATGTGTTGACCGACCAGCAGTTGCAGAATCTACTGACGGTGATCGACAAGAGGGCTCCCCACCTGTCAGCAATCACCCGGTTCGCTGTGAGAGTTCCCTCGCGTACGAAGGAACTCGTAGGCATGCGTCGTGAACACCTTGACCTGTTCCGGAACAGGATCATGGTACCAGGCGCAATGTCGAAGTCGGGCCGGATGATGTACAAGCCGATCCCTCCTGAACAGAAAGACTACTTCCGCACACTTCCGGAGGATACAGACTACCTGTTCTATCGCCGGGATCTCGATGGCATTGCCCAGCCGCTCGGAGACTTCAAGCGGGCCTGGTTGGGGTGTATGGTCGAGGCGGGACTGAAACAGCCGCTACCGAAGAAGGAGAAGGGGAAGGACCGGAAGCGAAGGCCTGGCTTCCGGTTCCACGACCTGCGGCACATGGCGGTAACGAACCTGTCTAACGCAGGTACCCCCGACAATGTGATCATGCAGGTAGCTGGCTGGCGCACCAACATGATGCAGACCTACTACCACCAGGACGCGGCTTCGCTGGAGCTGGTGCAGTGGGGGGAGTCGAGCGAATCTGTAGCGACTGATGCTGTGGCAGGAGGCGAAAAATGAGCTTTCTGTGCAGGAATCGGCAGATTTACCAACCGGAGCCTTCAATTACGAATGCGTCGCTCTACCAACTGAGCTATGCTGGCTCGTGCTTTTCAGTGCCAGAATATAGCGATTCCTGCGCACGAGAGTCAACGAAAACGACCGCGAACCGCCAGACGTGTGGCGAATTTGTGGCGAATCCGGTGGAACACCTGAGCCCCTTGGCCTTTCACGGCCCGGGGGCTCTTTCTGTGTGAGGAGAGCATGAACATGAAGTCGTGGGGCACCAGCAAACGGTACGTCGATGAACTGCTGAAGCGTGGATGGTGCAAGGGCGGGATGCAGCAGGCTGTCCGTGCAGCCATCGAGGCCAAGAAGTGCCTGTCGGCCGATGCAACTGACGACTGGTGCGACGAGGAGATCGCCCATTCTCTCACTACTATCCGAGTGCTACCCGACGCTTGGCGGTTCAAGGCTGAGGGCACGAAGGAAGGCTGGGGTCAAGACATGCTGGTACTCGAACTAGTCGAGGTCGAAGACACCAGTTTTCTCACACCGAACAAGATGGCCCGGTACGGACGGCTCTGGTTCGCATTCGACGAGTCCCTGTACTGGCACCTGCGAATCTGGATCGTTGACAGGTACGGACACCCATCAGAGTTGTTCGCCGACGGCGTGGACGCAGCACTGGCAGCGAATTACGAGCCCATGTCGCTGGTCATGCCCGACGGCGAGCTGGTGCCTCCAGAGTTCTGACACCCAAGTTCCTGCGGCCGGTCTGGCCGTGGGGGCTTTTCTGATTGCCGCAGGACGAGCCGGGAGAGGGCCGGGAGCGGGGCTAGGCGGGAGAAAAGTGATCACTAGATACGTTGGCATAAATAAAGCCGGAAAGCGAGATTGTAAAGTGCGCCAAAAACGAATCTTAGTAGCATGTGAGCGGAGCGGGAGAGTGCGCGACGCATTCTTGGATCGTGGCTTTGATGCCATATCGTGCGATCTTCACCCGAGCGATTCAGACCGTGGTAAGTCTCGCCACTATCAAGGGAATGTGTTGGATATTATAGGTGATGAATGGGATTTGGTTATTGCTCATCCAGAGTGTACCTATCTATGTAACTCAGGTGTGCGTTGGCTTCATACTCAACCTGGCCGATGGTGGAAAATGATACAGGCGGCAATGTTCTTTCGCAAGTGCCTTGAAGCCAACGCGGCGCACGTTTGCGTCGAGAATCCCATTCCTCACTGTTACGCTATGGAAATAATTGAGCAGCGGTATTCACAGGTTATACAGCCGTGGCAGTTTGGGCATGGCGAGAGCAAGGCAACCTGTCTGTGGTTGCG